AAATCTAAATCCAGCCTCCACTTCGAATTCAAATGTTTTGACCGTAACAGGTTCGGTGTCGAGCGTGGCAGCTACGTTGCCTTTTGGTATATATGCGGCATCGACTGCGTTTTTATCAGGTGCTGCTGATCAGGTAGCATATACATATAAAAAGCTGGGCGGAGATGTATTAGATATTGAATTGGCAGAGGGTAGCGTCTATTCTGCATATGAAGAAGCAGTTTTAGAATATTCTTATATTGTTAATATACATCAGAGCAAAAATTCTTTATCAAATCTATTAGGCGCCGCCACCGCATCTTTTGATCAAGATGGTCAGATTGTGAGTGGGGACTCTTTGTCTGGATCCAACGTTCAACTTAACTACCCGCGCTTTGATTATGGGTTTGCCCGGCGAGTTTCTGAAAGAACCATCACAGAAGTGGGTTTGGGGGGTACACTTCCCATCTATTCGGGCTCTATTAAGATGGTTGCCGGCCAACAAGACTACGATCTACAAACGATCTTATCGAGCTCGTCGGATTTAACTGCGTCGGCCCCTTATTATGGAGAGGTTAAAGACAAAAGGGTGATAATTCGTAAAGTGTTTTTTAAAACCCCGCGCGCCATGTGGAGGTTTTATGGTTATTATGGAGGATTCTCGGTTGTTGGCAATATGAGGACTTACGGCCAATTTGCAGACGATTCAACTTTTGAAATTGTGCCCACGTGGCAAAACAAATTACAGGCCCAGGCCTATGAAGATGCGCTTTGGACACGAATTTCTCACTATTCATATGAACTAAAAGATAATAATTTAAGGGTCTTCCCGCGGCCTGACAACTCAAGTCCATCAAAATTCTGGGTAGAGTTTACCATTGATCAGCAATATGCTCCGTGGGAAGATGGGACTGGCCAGCCAAAATCTGGAATTGACGGTATTAATAACATGAATACCTTACCATTCCAAAATATCCCCTATGAAAGTATTAATGCAATTGGTAAACAATGGATTCGTAGGTTCGCCTTAGCCTTAACTAAAGAAATATTGGGCCAAGTGAGAGGAAAGTTTTCTACAGTGCCAATCCCTGGCGAGAGTGTAACTTTAAACGCTGCGGACTTGTTGGGTCAGTCGAAGGCCGAACAGGACGCTTTAAGGGCTGAGCTTAAAGAGACTCTCGATCAGCTTACATACGCCGAGATGGCCGCCAAGGATTCCACCCTACAAGATTCTACCGCCAAGGTGCTTCAAAATGTGCCTGGTGGCATATACGTAGGATAAGGGGACCAATCATGGCAAGAAGCAAAAAAACAGAAGGTCAGATAAGAAGTAAATTTGATAAGTTTGCTTATGTGGGCGATAAAGGAGTCGAGGAAAAACTTAAAGAAATAGAAATTATGCCATCGTCATTAGAAACTATTGATGGTGCAATGCTAAAGTTTATTGATGAAGAATTAAATTTATCTGTTACCGCAAATGATGGATTTAAAAAGGTGCCTGTTATTTGGGTGTCGGCCGAAAGGGCATATCAGGTCAAACATAACAAAGAGTTGAGGGACAAGGAAGAAACCTTGATTTTACCATTGATTACTATTAATCGATCGTCCGTCACTAAAGATCCAACCAGAAAAGGCAGTATATATGCTAATTTATACCCCGTTAATGATGAAAAGGGTGGCACCATCACAATTGCCCGACAGATTAATCAAAAAAAGACAGCTGAATTTCAAAATGCTTTTTCTAAAAGGAAATATGGTCCCAATAAAAACGTTTCTGGAAAGATGGCCGACTCTAATAAAAGAAATATGTCAACACAAAGGGTGGTTTACGAAACCATCACGATACCCATTCCAACATGGATAATGGTAAATTATGAAATTACTTTAAGAACTGAATATCAACAGCAACTCAATGAATTGATAAGACCTTTTATAACGATTCCCGGCAACTCACGGATGCCAAAGAGAATTGGTTATGAAAACCATTTTTATGAAGTCTTTATTGATGGTAATTTTGCAAACGGATCGAACAAGGCCAATCTGGGAATGGAGCGAAGAAATTATGAAAATACCATTAATATCGAGGTACTCGGATACCTCATTGGTGAGGGCCCCAATCAGGAAAGACCCATGATTGTGAAACGAGAAAACGCGGTGGAATTTAAGCTTTCCCGGGAAAAGGTAATTTTTGGAGATATCCCCAGCAGTATTAAGGATGGATTTTATAGAGATTAGATACCATTGCGACCGGTCAATACTATTTAATAACGATATCCCAGGTTTAGGAGACAAAAACGAATGTCAATAAAAAATTATAGATTTGTATCCCCAGGAGTTTTCGTCAATGAAATCGATAACTCCCAATTACCGGCTTCCCCCGCAGGGATCGGTCCGGTTGTTATTGGACGCGCAGAAAAAGGTCCTGGTTTGCGTCCCGTTACAGTTAATTCGTTTTCTGAATTTGTAAATGTCTTCGGCGCTCCAATCCCCGGCAATGCTAACGGAGATGTGTGGCGATTGGGTGCCAACGTGTCGGCTCCCACTTATGGTGCTTATGCGGCCCAAGCATACCTTCGGAATAGTGCCCCCTTAACTTTCGTTCGTCTTCTGGGAAATCAGGTTGCGGGTGCTACCGGCGGAGGCCAAGCTGGTTGGGATGGCGGCGACGACGGCAAAGCGTGGGGTCTCGTTGTTTTTGAGCCGTTAACGGCCCTCGACTCCAATACAATTGGAACTGGCTCTTTCGAGAGCACCCTGGCTGCTATTTTCTATACCACCAAAGCGAGCACTTATATACAATTAAGCGGGAACGTGGCCACCACCGATGGACCGACCCCTTCTGGCAGCGGTGTTTTTCTGACAGGATCGGATATCGTGGTAAAAGACACTGGAGTGCCCTACGAGTTCAATATGATCATCAATAATGCCACCGGTGCAGGCGCGAGCAAAACAACTACATTTAATTTTACTCTTAATGATTCAAAGTATCTGCGCACAGTGTTTAATACCACCCCGCAAAGAACAAATCAGAGTATTGTTGCAGCGAGTGCTGGAGACAATTACTGGTTAGGCGAGTCTTTCGACCGCCACATGAAGGCCAGCATCCCCAGCTCGGGAGATACTTTCGCCGCCATTGTGAGGTTAGTTTCCGGGAGCAACGAAGGCGATGATTTTCGAACCAAAGTTCAGAGCGCTCAAACGCCAGCAATCATTGGATGCGACACTCTTCAGCGCGCCGAAGGCTCTAATGCTTATAGCGTCGAGGCGATGCCGACATTATTTACGGTTCATGCCTTAAATCAGGCTGGCGATTGGACCAACAGGAACTTAAAGGTCTCCATTCAAGATATTAAGGTTTCAACTAACGAATCTAATGCTTATGGATCTTTCTCTGTTGTTGTAAGAAAGTTGGATGACACCGATAATGTCGTCCGAATTGTCGAGCAGTTCAACGATTGCAATCTTAATCCTGAGTCCCTGAGCTACATCGCGCGTAAAATTGGCGATAAATCTACCTCTTGGAACAGCGACGAAAGACGATATGTCCAGGTTGGAGATTATGATAATGTATCTCAATATATTCGCGTCGCTGTTAATGAGGACTTGGTTGGCGAAAACGCTGGATTGCTTCCCTTCGGTTTTAAGGGAATCCTTAAGTATGCAGATGATGCCACTTTAGGAGATGGTGAAGTAGCCGCCGCAGGTTATGATGGAAACTGGGTGAGTGGTTCAACAACTAATGACAACGCGCGGCCAAATACTGGAACTTTCGCGTTCGGCGATGCTGCCGGTGCTAGTGGATGGGCTCTCAATGGACCCTTCATCGTCAGTGGTGCTTGTCGGGCGGCCGCCGGCCCCGCCGGTGTCAGAAGTGTGGCTTTAACCTGCTCGGTCCTTTACCCAGCTCCAGAGTTCAGAGTCAATGCTACTGACGGCAATCTCAATAATCCCACGGATGCTTATTTCGGCCTTCAGACAACTCGAACTGCGGGCGGAACAACATATGATGCTTCAACTATCGATCTCTTGCGCCCTCGCGGCGGAATGGTGAGCGATATGTTTGCTAGTCCTTACACGAATTATAGAGAACGATCCATGTACTTCACATTGGACGATATTAGCGGCTCAGGCGTGTGGGTCTCCGGATCTCATGCTGCTGGCACTGCGTTGGTAAACGTGAGTGGCGCTATTTCTGGCGTTCTTGACAAG